CACTTAAAACAGACAAGATAGAACCTCAATCAGGTACCGCTTTACAAGTAGGGGCTTCAGGTGACACAATCACGTTGCCTTCAGGAGCCACGTTAAATATTGCAGGAACTATAACAAATTCAGGAACAGCAACGGGCTTTGGTGCTCTTGACTGGCAAACCTCCGATGTAAAGACATCAACATTTACTGCTGTGGCAGGAAAAGGATATTTAGTAAATACAACAGGTGGCGCTATCACCGTAAATTTACCAGCAGGTTCTGCTGGAACACAAATTGGTTTAGTAGATTATGCAGGAACTTGGGATTCAAATGCATGTACTATTGCTCCTAATGGTTCTGAAAAAATAGAAGGTGCTACTCAAGATGTTGCTTTATCAAATGAAAGAGAATCAGTAACACTACTTTATCAAGACTCAACTCAAGGCTGGATTGCTATTAGTAACAGTGATGGAAAAATGGCTAATCCTCAATATGTAGCTGCTTCAGGCGGCACAGAAGCAACGTCAGGAGATTTTAAAATACATACGTTTACAAGCTCGGGTACTTTTACAGTAAGTAATGGTGGTAATGGATTAGGGTCAAATACAGTAGATTATCTTGTTGTTGCTGGCGGCGGTGGTGGAGGCTATTCTAATGATGGTCATCAAGGCGGCGGCGGTGGTGGAGGAGGTTTTAGATTTACTTTTCCTAATCCAGCTACAGGAGGTTTACCTGTATCTGCTCAAGCGTATCCAATAACAGTGGGAGCTGGTGGGTCTGCATCAAATCCTGCTACACAAGCACCCTCTGGTTCAAATTCAATTTTTTCATCTATTACTTCAGCAGGTGGAGGTGGAGGTGGAGCAGGTAGTAATGGCGGATCTGGAAGAGGTGGCGCTGACGGTGGTTCTGGTGGTGGTTCTGCTAGTTCAGATCAACCTTCTTTTTCAGGTGGTTCTGGTAATACTCCCCCTGTAAGTCCTCCTCAAGGTTTTCCTGGTGGTCCAGGCGCTTCTGGTCCTGGAGCAGGCGCTTCTGGTGGTGGTGCAAGTGGTGCAGGAGATCGATCTCCAGGTAATACATCACAAAATCCAGGAGGAGCAGGCGCGGCAAACTCTATTACAGGTAGTCCAGTTACTTACTCAATAGGTGGAGAAAATAGTGATTCAGCAGGATCTACACCAGGTGTTTCTGCCAATCTTGGTCTTGGAGGTAACGGATCTAGAGGTAGTCCTAGTCAATCAGGTAGTGCTGGAGGTAGTGGATTAGTAGTCATTCGGTATAAGTACCAAAACTAATTTAATTTGATTTAAATCAAATTAACAAAACTAATTTGCATCTCTTTTAAAAAAGGGATATAAGATAAAATAAGAAAATTAGAATGCAGTTAGAAAATTATTATTGGTGTTTTCATGGAGCTATACCATCACGAATATGTGATGATATTGTCGCTTATGGAAAAGAATTAAAAGAACAAACAGGTGTTACGTTTGGATATGATCCAGATAACATGACACCTAACGAACTAAAAAAAGTAGAAAAACAACGTAACTCAAATGTTGTATGGATGGATCCTGTATGGATTTACCGTGAACTACATCCTTTAGTACATGAAGCAAATGCAAATGCGGGTTGGAATTTTCAATGGGATTATTCTGAATCTTGTCAATTTACAAAATATGTAGGATCAAAAAAACAACATTATGATTGGCACACGGATAGCGGACCAAGAAAAAACGAAAATGGTAAAATAAGAAAACTATCAATGACAGTAGCTTTAGTAGATGGTAGTGAATACGAAGGTGGTGACTTTGAGGTAAATTTAAATGACCCTAAACAAGAAGCAGTTCATGTTATAAAACCTGCAAGGTTAAAAGGTTCAGTAACAATATTTCCTTCTTTTGTTTGGCACCGTGTTACTCCAGTAACATCAGGTACAAGGTATTCATTAGTTAATTGGCATCAAGGATGGCCTCACACATGATGGCATTTCAAGAATATTTTAAAACACCAGTATACATGGAAAATTTATCTCATTGGGCAGATGACATAAACAAAAAATGTGAAAAACATTTAGATAAAATTAAACAATCAAAAGACTATAAAGAAAAAGTTAAAAAGAAAAATTCAGATTTTGGTGAGGTAGCTCATTCATTTCCAATAGCTACGGATCCTGAACTTAAATTTTATATAGATCATATAGGTCAACGTTCATGGGAATTTTTAGATCAAATGGGTTTTGATTTATCTAATCATACATGTGTGTTTACTGAATGTTGGGTACAAGAATTTCCTAAAGATGGAGGTGGTCATCACAATTCACATGTTCATCCTAATAATCATGTATCAGGATTTTTGTATTTAAAAAGAGATGAGGACGGTCCCGTACCCGTGATACACGACCCACGGCCCGCTGCTTTATTATCAGCTTTACCACAAAAAGATGAAACACAAATTACCTATGCTTCTGATTCAGCTCATTGGAAACCTACACCAGGTACATTAATACTTATGCCTGCTTACGTTACGCATCAATATTCTGTAGGTGGACCTAATCAAGCATTTCGTTTTATACATTTTAACATACAAGCAATACATAATAATTTTATGAAAACAGAGGAGAAAAAATGAGTTTTGAAAAAGATAAATACGAAGTAGTTAAAAGAGCAGTACCAAAAGATGTTGCTGGTTTTTGTTATGCGTATTTTTTAAACAAAAGACAAGTAGCAAAACACTTACAAGATACACGGTATATATCTCCTTTTGATGAAAGTTGGGGAACGTGGAAAGATAGTCAAATACCTGACACCTATTCTCATTATGCAGATCTTGTTATGGAAACATTAATGGTAAGAGTACGACCTAAAATGATGGAAGTAACTAAAATGAATTTAATTCCAACCTATACTTATGCAAGAATATATAAATACGGTGATGTCTTACATCGACATAAAGATAGACCATCTTGTGAAATCTCATGTACGTTAAATCTAGGTGGCGATGAATGGCCTATATACTTAGATCCAACAGAAGGACAGGGTAATAAAGGTAAAAAAGTTATATTAAAACCAGGAGATATGCTTGTGTATAGTGGATGTGACCTAGAACATTGGCGTGATGCTTTTGAAGGTCAAGACTGTGGTCAAGTATTTTTACACTATAATAATAAGCAAGGTCAGTTCCAAGAAAGCAATGCTTTTGATGGTAGACCCATGCTTGGATTACCTTCATATTATAAAAAAGCACAGTAGACTAATTGACTTTTTATAGTTAAAATGCCTCTATGGCATTAGGTATATCAGCTTTTTCAGAGTCCCCTCTTTCAACATTAAGTGGAACAAGTGCAGTAGTAGCGGTAACTGGGCAAGCTTTAACTTCAACTCTTGGAGTTGAAGTTATTTCAGGAAGTGCTACAGTTGTTCAAACAGGGCTAAATATAAATAGCACACTTGGTAATGAAACAGTAAATGTAGACTTTACTGCAGTAGTTACTGGACAAGAATTAACTTCAGCTTTAGGAACAGCTTTAGTAGCTACGGTAGTAGATGTTACTGGACAAACTTTAACTACAGCACTGGGTAATGAAACTGTTTCAGCTAATGCTAATGTTTCTGTAACTGGATTTGGATTAAATTCTATTATAGGTACATATGCAGTTACTGCAGGAGGACAAGTATTAATTGATGCCTCAGAAGAACCTGATTTAGATTTATTTTTAGGAACCCCAGTAGTTGTTGCACATTCAAATGTTTCTATAACAGGTCAAAGTTTAAGCACAGCTTTAGGTAACGAAAGTATAACTTTAAGTGCAGATGCTGTAACCACAGGACAAAATTTAACTACAACTACAGGCAATGAGACAGTTGTAGCAGATGCTAATCTTTCTCTTACCGGTCAATCTATTTCTAGTGCATTAGGAACAGTTTCTCCCTTTGCTAACGCTACAATATTGCCTTCAGGTAATATTGTATCTTCGGCTTTATCTAGTGTAATACCAAAACAAAGTGCTGAAATTGATGTTACAGGACAAGTCTTAACATTAGCTTTATCTAATTCTACAGCAGTTTATGCTTGGGCTGAAGTAGATGATTCTGAAACTTCAACATGGACAGAAGTTGATGATTCTGCTACAATGACCTGGCAAGATGCAGCGTAGGGTAAAATTATGACATCAACTTATTCATCATTACTTCAACTAGAACTTATAGGTTCTGGTGATCAAGCTAATGCTTGGGGTAATACTACTAATAACAATTTACAATATGGATTAGAATATTCTATAACTGGAGTTTATACAAAAAATCTATCTTCTGCTTCTAGTCCCTATACTTTAACTGTAGCTAATACTATTAGTGCAACTCAAGCTGATAACGAAAACAGACAATCATCAATTATATTTACAGGTCATGGATCTAATTTTATTATTCAAGTTGCAGCAGCTCAAAAAACATATTTTTTAAGAAATGATAGTGCTTCTTATACTATTACCATGCGTCTTGGTGCATCTGGTAACACTTATATTATACAACCAAGTACAAGTGTATATGTAGCAACAGACGGTACTAATTGGTACAATGTTTCTACTTCAGGTACGGACTGGTTGACTAAAACAGGAACTTACACAGCTTTTCCAGGAGACAATATATTTGCTAATACTACAAGTGGAGCATTTACAATTACATTACCTGCAGCTCCTGCTGTTGGTGATCAAGTAAGATTTGTTGATTTAGCAGCTACTTTTGATACAAATAATCTAACAATAGATCCTAACAGTTTAAAGATTAATGGAACTGTGGCTAACTTAACCGTAGCAACTGAAAATGCAGCTTTTGCTTTAGTATATTCAGGAGCAACTTATGGTTGGAAATTAATGGAGAAATAATATGGCAACATACGAATCAATTAGATATAGTTTTTTAGGAACTAGTATTTCAGGTGTTCTTCAAGAAGCAAGCAATTTAAGTGATGTTGCTGCAGCTGTAACATCAAGAGATAATTTAGGTGTCGAAATTGGCGTTGATGTACAGGGATTTGTTTCTGCTACGGCAGGAACTAATGTTAATGGAAACAGAACAGTAAGTACATCTTCACCGAGTGGTGGATCCGATGGAGATATTTGGTACAAATATACATAATGCCTTATGCCAATATATGTTAAAGATGGTGGTACTTGGCGTGAGATAAGCTCTGATGCTGGTTCACAACTTTATGTTAGAGATGCTACTTCATTTACAAACAAAACAATTACAAACGCTTACATAAAAGACGGTGGTTCGTGGAGAACTGCTTTTACATTATTTGATACGCCCACTTCTTATTCTACAACTACTGGTGCGGTTGCAGTCCCTTCTAACGCTAATGCTATTCATGTACAGTTTGCTGTAGGTGGAGGATCTGGTGGTGTAGGTGGTGGTGAGTATGATAAAGCAGGTAAGGAATCAGCAGGTGCTGGTGGTGCTTCTGGAGGCTATATATCAGATAAAGTTTTTTCAGTTACAGGAGGAGAAACTCTTACAATTAGTACAGGAAGTGCTGGCACTGGGACAGGTACAGGATATACTTTAACAGCAGGAAGTGGAGGAGCTACTACAATTACAGGATCTACTTCCACTGCAATTTTTAGTTTAGCTGGAGGAGTTGGAGGATCGTCTACTACAACTGGAGGAGATCAAGGACCTCCTCGTTCTAATTTTCCAAGTGTAGGAGGAGCAGCAACAATTTCAGGAACAGTTTTAACATCAGGAACTACTGTAGATGGTTTAAATATAACAACTTTTACTTCTGGTCCTGTTGGAACATTTAATTCTAATGGTTCAGGAACTGCAGGAACTAATCCAGGTAACTGTAATGGTGACAACTGTCAAATAACTGGTGGCGTAGGAGGATCTTCTTATGCAGGTCCAGGGGCCGTTGCAGGAGGTTCAGGAGGACCGGCAGGCGGTTCAAGTAGCGCAGGGTCTAGAGGATCTGGTGGAGGAGGTGGAGGTTCACAACCTTCAGTTGCAGGATCTGCTGGTGGTGCTGGTGAAATTTCATATAGATTTTTAAGGATTGTATAATGCCACTTACTAAAATTAATTTTGCTCCAGGAATAGATAAACAAAATACAGAATATGGTGCGGAAGGTCGTTGGACAGATTCCGATATGGTACGCTTTCGTTATGGTTTACCAGAAAAAATTGGAGGTTGGTCTAAATTAATACAAGAAACCTTAATAGGAGTTGTAAGAGATTTACATGCTTGGTCTGATCTTAATGGTATTAGATACATGGCCCTTGGAACAGATAGAAAACTATATGTTTATTCAGAGGGTGCAGCTTATGACATTACTCCTATTAGAAGAGAAAGTGGAACTTTAACCAATCCTTTTACAACTAACGGTACTTCAATAGTAACAGTTGTAGATGCAGGACATGGAGCTCAAGCTGGAGATTTTGTAACATTTAGTGGAGCTTCTACAATTGATGGTCTTGACATGAACAAAGAATTTGAAATTACAACTTATGTTGATGCTAGTACTTACAAAGTAACTTACACAGGGTCTACAGCTTCAGGATCTTCAACAGGAGGAGGTTCTTCTGTTGTTGCTAAATATGATATAGATATTGGATTAGCGGCTTCTGCCTACGGTTATGGATGGGGTACAGGAACTTGGAATACAAGCACTTGGAATACTCCTCGTTCTACTTCTACTGTTACCATTGATGGTAGACAATGGTCTTTTGATAATTTTGGTGAAGATTTAATAGCTACTGTTAGTGAAGGAGGTACATTTAGATGGAATACATCTGTTGGAACAGGAACACCTGCTGAAATTATTCCTAATGCACCAACTGTTTCTCGTTTTACTTTGGTTTCTCCAACGGACCGACATGTATTTTTATTTGGAACCGAAACAACAATAGGAACATCAGCAACATCTGATCCTTTATTTTTACGATTTTCTTCTCAAGAAGATTACAACACATGGATTCCAACCGCTACAAACACAGCTGGTTCATTTAGAATTCAAGACGGTTCTAAAATTATGGCTGCAGCTAGATCTAGAGGTGCTATATTAGTATGGACTGATACATCATTACATGGAATGCAATTTGTTGGACCTCCTTTTACTTTTTCATTAAATCAATTAGGAGCTAACTGCGGAGCAGTGTCAAATCATTGTGTCAAAGATGTAAATGGTATTACTTACTGGATGTCTCAAAATTCTTTTTACATGTTTGACGGTGCTGTTAAAAAAATACCTTGTAGTGTACAAGATTATGTATTTGGAGATTTTAATATTACTACTCAACCAGAAACATACTGTGGCCTTAATTCAGAAAAAAATGAAATAACTTGGTTTTATTGTAGTTTAAATGCAGAACAAATAGACCGATATGTTAGTTTAAATTATTTAGAAAATTCTTGGTCTATTGGCACATTGGCTCGTACAGCATGGGTAGATTATGGAGTATATGAATTTCCTTATGCTACTGAATATTCTACAACTGCCACTGCTACAACCCCAAGTGTATTAGGATTAACTGCTGGAGCTTCTACATTTTATATACAAGAATTTGGAACTGATGCAGATGGAGCAGCTTTAGATGCTTTTGTCACATCAGGAGATTTTGATATTCAAGATGGTCAAGAACTTCTTCACATAGGAAGAGGTATACCTGATTTTCAAAATTTATCTGGAACAGTTGATGTAGAATTAAAATTTAAAACTTATCCTGCATCTGCCAATTCAATAACTAAAACTTCAACCGTATCGACATCTACTACAAAATTTGATATAAGGGGAAGAGGTAGACAAGGACAGTTAACTATTAGAAGTGATGCTATTGGAGATAATTGGAGATTTGGAACTTTACGATTAGATGTTCAACCAGATGGAGGTAGATAATGGGCAAAGAATTAACACAAAGACAAAAAGATACTTTAAAAAAACATAGCAAACATCATAGTGCAAAACATATGGCTATGATGAAAAAAGAAATGAAAAACGGAAAAACTTTTAGTGAGTCACATAAAATGGCTCAGAAAAAAGTAGGAACTTAATGTCAAAAATAAGTACAACAAGACTACCTAATGCAACTCCTGAATACAACCAAACTCAGTTTGATGTTCTAATAAGATTATTAGAACAAGTAATACAACAATTAAATTTTGGTTATCAACAGGACATAAAAAACGAGTCTACAGCAAGGACGTGGTTTCTTGGCTGATTCTTTTATTAGTAGATCTAAGAATGGTGCAGGAACTATTTATACAGTTCCAACAGCAGATCAAAATTCTCAACCTCCTGTTCTACCTACAACTGCTTTGGTTAAAAGTATTAAGTTATCTAATCAATCAGGCGGAGCTATTGCTACAACAGTGACAATGATGGATAGTAGCAACAGTAGTCTAGAAATAGAATTATACAAAGATGATTTAGCTGACGGTGCAGAAGCAGAAGTGTTAACACAACCTATTGTATTAGAACAAGCTGATGCAATTAAATTAACAGGTGCAGTAAAAATATTAGTAAGTTTAATGGAGATAACCTAATGGCATTTAAAAAAGTACAAGAACCTAAACAAATTGGTGTTCAAATAGTTAATGGTAAAGAAATACCTATATTACAGCCTGAAGTTTTTGTAGAAGTTAAAAACAAATTAACGGGTAAAGAATACGAATCTTCGGAAGAAGCTAAAAAAGACATAGCTGATCCTAATACAGATACTAAGGAAAATCATATAGAACAAAATGTTCAAGTTAAAGTTCAACAGTTGCCTGATTTTAAAGGTCAAGTAAAGTACGATTAACAGCTACACATTTCGCATTCTTCTGGTTCATTAGAAACCATTGTCTGCTCTGATTTTTCATTATGACATTTACAACCTGCTAAGTGTTTTTTAAATTCTCTTTCCACGCTCATAAGTCTGCTATGGTAGTTGGCTAATTTGTCTGCTAAAAATGCTATTGATGCAGATGCTTCTTCTTGTGTCATAATATCTCCTTATTTAAATTTTTGGGGTAAGAACCACATTACTTTTTCTAAATATTATTTGCAAGAAAACTTTTAAAATTGTTTTCTTGACATTATTTTTTTTTTAACAAATCGTGAATTTGTTGTCCTTGCACTGCTACCATAAAGGCGATAAATAGCACAACTGCTAAAATTATTATAAGTAAAATAGTATTTGTCATAATGTTCTCCACATATTTGGATGAGGTATACAGTGTTCTGTACTAACTCCTTTTTTCATTGTTAATAGTATATCTCCACTTATACTTATTCTAGGTTCTTTTTTTTGATTAATTTCAGTGTAATGTAATAACTCACTTGGAAAACTAACAAAATCTCCTGTAGAAACAGGAACAGCATAACTTGCAAAATTAAAGTTGTTCCATTCGCTTAAATATTGATCTGTAGGAGGAATATATAATCCTGTTTGTGCAGCAAGTTCTTGTTCAAATTTTATATTTCCCATTTCATTGTTTCTTACATAATACACAAAACTAAAATGACTTGCTGTATGTTTGTGCGAAGCTATGTGTTGATTTTGTGTTGTATATGTGCTCCATGCTTTAGTTATGTGAATGTCTAACTTATTTAAATTGTAACCTAAAGTATGTAGATAAAAATTAATGTTTCTATCTAAAGCTGAAAATAAAGATTGATATAATTTCTTTTTGTGTAAATTATCTACTGCACTTTCTAAAACAGTTTCATTATCTTTATTAGTATATTGTATTTTAGTATTACCAACTACATCAGTTGTAGCAGCCATTTCTCCTGATTTTTCTTTTACAAAAGACTCTATATGAGAAATTATATTTTTGTTTATAGTTTCGTAATTTGCTATTGTTGCTTTATAAATATTCTTCCCAAATAAAGTATTAATGGTAGTTTCCTTTTCCATAACTAACCTCCAAGTATTCTATTTTTGTTACCCAACCTTTAGGTATAGCAATAGCTCCACCTCCATGATTGTCATCTTTGTCTGTACACCATGAACGCATAATGACAACTTTTTCTATGTTTTCTACTACCATCCAACCTACTTCTTGACATACAGCTAAAGGAGCTTCTTGTATTTCTTTAATAGACAACCATCCTGTCTCCTGATCCCTGGCATCAAGCCAAGTTATTCGAACCATTGGACATTTGGTAATATCGAACTTTTCTGTACTAGACATTATTGCTCTTGTGTTATACCAATATTTTGACTATAATTGTATGATTAAATAGGCATAATGCACAAGTCTAGCCTCCTTGCTCAAAACAGTACAATTCATAATTGCAATAGGAGATATGTTTAAGAATCTAGTTAAAAAGATCAAAGGAGTCGCAAAAAAAGTAGCACCATACGCTGGTGTTGTTGCAGGTATGTTTGGGGCTAGTCCCCTTATGGCAGCAGGCATAGGAGCTCTTGGCGGAGGATTAGGTACAGGAAATATGAAAGGCGCCGTTCTAGGTGGCCTTGGTGGTTTCGGTTCAGGAACTATGTATGGTGGTCAAAACCGATTATTTAATACAGGATTTACTAACAAAATGTTTGGCATTGGAGATCCAGGTACTGGAGGTTTTTTTAATCCAATGAACAAAGGTCTTGGTGATTTGTTAATGGCTAGATCTCCTGATCAAGTAATCAGCCCAGGTTCTATAATTCCAGGAGGAACAGATGGAATACCTGTTGATCGTTTTATTCCAGGAGAAACTCTTAAAGGCGAAACAGCTATGTCAAGATTTAAAGATGCTTTAACAATGGAAAACAATCCATTGACAGGTAAGGCA